CAACAAGGACTACTTGGATTTCAGGAACTAATGATGGTGTTGTAACTTTTAGTGCAGCACCAGTTTTATCAGGTGCAAGTATAAGTGCAGGAACAGCACCTTTAGCAGCACTAGATATAGATGGCGGTACAGATATTGGTGCAGATTTAAGTACATCAGATTTAATAGTAGTTGATGATGGTGCAGGTGGAACTAATAGAAAAGCTGCATTATCTAGAGTTGTAACATTGATGACAGCACAGGGATTTACAACAGATGATCCAACAGCTTTAGCTATTGCTCTTGGATAATAATCATTGACTTTTAAAAAAATAACGATATAATATAATAATAAATAGGAGAGAATAAATGGCAAATACTTTTAAGGTAGTGACCTTTGCAGCAGAACCTAATTCAGCTGGTACGCCATACACAGTGTATACAACACCTTCAAGTACAACTACAGTTGTAATTGGTTTGGTATTAGCTAATATACATACATCTGCAGTTACAGCAGAAGTAGAATTAGTCAGTGATACATCTGGTGGTGGTAGAGCAGCTACAAATGGAACATCATTTTTAGTTAAAGATGTAAATATTCCTGCAGGTAGTTCACTTGAAATCTTATCAGGTGGTAAAGTTATTTTAGAAACAACTGATGCATTAAGAATAGATTGCTCAGTTGCAGATAAAATATCAGGCACACTGTCAATAATGGAGATAACATAATATGCCTTACATTGGTCAAGTTCCTTCACCGAAGGCACTAACAGCTTCAGATATAGCTGACGATTTAATTACGTCTGCTAAATTAAACTATAGTGAATCTACACTTACAGATCAAGCTACAGTGACTTGGGATGCATCAACACAAGATGTTTGTAAATTAACTTTAGGTGGTAATAGAACATTAGCTGCTCCTACTAATAATACCACTGGTCAATTTATATCTATACTTGTAATACAAGATGGAACAGGTTCAAGAACCTTAACATGGAATGCTGTATTTGAATTTGCCGCAGATACTGCACCTACATTAACAACAACAGCTAGCAAGGGAGATGTTTTTGTTTTCAGATACAACGGATCTAAATGGTTAGAAGTTGGTAGAAATCAAAATTTAACATTATCATAATATGTACGCATTAGTAGTAGACAATTCAGTAACTAAAGTTTTTCCTGGTCCAAAAGGATTTGAACATAATGGAAATCAATACGCACCAGATATATTTTATAAATGGTCTAAAGCAGAAAAAGAAGCTATAGGTCTTTATGAAGTTGAAACTGATAGCACAAATTATAAAAATGAAAATTGGTATATTAATACTAATGAATCTTTTACATTTGGTAGTGGTAAAGTAACTAGATCATGGGGTACAGCTACAGCTAAAAATTATGCAGATAGTTTATACACTAATAAAGATAAAACAGATGGTAAAATACCAGAAGGTAAAGATGTAGGTGACGTTGCAGTTGAAGGATTAAAAACAATATTAATTAGAACACTTAAGCAACAAGCTGCAGGAGAGTTACAAAATACAGATTGGTATGTGATTAGAAAAGCAGATGCAGGAACAGCTATACCTAGTTCAATATCTACTCATAGAGCAGCTGTTAGAACTAAATGTGCTGAAATGGAAACAGCTATTACAAATGCTGCAGACACACCAGCTTTAGAAACTTTGTACACATACATAGAACAAGAGGATGGATCTGTAACTAGACCATTAGGTGAACTTCCAAGATTGGAGAACTAATGCCTATAAATAGTTTTTTGTATCCAGGTGCTAAATTTATACCAGGTTATGAAGTAGCTAACTCATGTAGATTTGATGCAGATGCTTACATGGTTAAAAATATAGTTACTCCAACTAATCAAAAAAAATATACCATTAGTGTTTGGGTAAAGAGATCAAAACTTACATCAAGACAAAGAATATTTACTGTAATTGATACAAGTGATACAGCAGCTTATTCTTATTTAGAATTTCAATCAGATGATAAATTAAATTTTGATGATTTTGATGGTTCAAGTACACGATTAACAAGAACAACTAACAGATTATTTAGAGATCCTTCTGCATGGATAAATATAATTATCGCTGTTGATACTACACTTAGTTCTGCGTCATCAAGAGTTAAAATGTATATAAATGGAACTGAAGAAACAGATTTTGCATCTACATCAAATGCAAGTCAAGATTTTAATACAACTACTTTAAATTCTTCTAAAACTTTTAGAATTGCAGAACATGGAACTGCTGGATTTAGATTCAGTGGGTATATGTGTGAATTTGTTTTAGTAGATGGCTCACAACTTGATCAAACGTCATTTGGAGAATTTGATTCTGATAGTCCTAATATTTGGAAACCAATAGATGTATCAGGATTAACTTTTGGTAATAATGGATTTTATTTAGATTTTGAAGATTCAAGTAATTTAGGTAATGATGCAAATGGTGGCACAGATTTAACTGAAACAAGTTTAGCAGCAACAGATCAATCTACTGATACTTGTACTAATAATTTTTGTACAATGAACCCTTTAGCAGTTCCACCATCTAATGCACCAACTTTTGCAGAGGGTAATACTAAAATATCAACAAATAACGCTAATGCTAATCCTGTAATTTCAACTATTGGAGTGTCACAAGGTAAATGGTACGCAGAAGCAAAAAGAATAAGTTATGATGGTGGTTCTAGTGCTGATGATGGATTTAGAATAGGTTTTGGTGCTACTTATGATGATAATGTAAATCTTATCCCACCAGCAATTTCAAATTCTGGTCATTACTTTATGATTGGAAGTGGTATAGTTTATAATGGTGCAACTGATTTAGGAGATAAAGCTGGAGATTCAAATGTTTCAGATGATGGTGTTGTAGGTATAGCTTTAGATTTAGATAACAATAGAATTAGTTGGGCATTTAATGGTGCATGGATGACAGGTTCTGATGCTTGGAGTGGAAGTTCTCCATCAAGTTATGTCACAATAGAAAGTGGAAAAACTTACTTTTTTGTTCAAACAGATGGCTCATCAGGCAGAGCATATACTGCTGGTTGGAATTTTGGTGGAGCATCTGCTTTCACAATCTCATCAGGAAATAGTGATGCAAATGGATATGGAAACTTCGAATACGCACCACCTAGCGGATATTATGCACTATGTACTAAAAACCTAGCGGAGTTTGGATAATGGCTTATACAACTATAGACGACCCAACAAGTTTTTTTAATACTGTTCTTTATACAGGTAATGGGACAACAGACCATGCGATTACAGGTGTTGGATTTCAACCAGACTGGACTTGGTTAAAAAAAAGAAATAATGCAGATGATCATATTTTGCAAAATGTTGTGATAGGAGCAACAAAGTATCTTATAGCAAACTCAACTGCAGTTGAAGGAACTTATGCTGAGGGTTTTAAATCCTTTGATAGTGATGGTTTTACTTTAGGAAATGCAAATAACACAAATCAAAATACTCATACATTTGTAGCTTGGAATTGGAAAGCTGGTGGTTCTGCATCATCAAACTCAGATGGAGATATAACAAGTTCTGTATCTGCTAACACCACTGCTGGATTTAGTATTGTTTCTTATACAGGAACAGGAAGTGCGGCTACAGTAGGTCATGGATTAAGTTTCACTCCAGAATTAATTTTTACAAAAAGAAGAAACAGTACTCAACAATGGTTTACTTACACAACTACAACAGGTTCAGGTAAAGCATTATTTTTAGATTCTGATAGTGCAATATCAAATCAAGCAGCTGCATATAATAACAATCCTACATCAACTGTTATAAATTATGGAACAGATGTAGCAGTTAATGGGAGTTCTGATACTTTTATTGCGTACTGTTTTCATTCTGTAAAAGGATATTCTAAAATTGGAAGTTACACAGGAAATGGAAACGCAGATGGAGCATTTGTTTACACAGGATTTAAACCAGCTTTTCTTATTGTAAAAATAAGTTCTGGTCAAAATGAGTGGACTATGCGAGATAATAAAAGAGATGTAGATAATTCAACAAATCATACATTATACCCTAACTTAAATAGTTCAGAAGCTGGTGGATCAGGAGAAGGAATAGATTTTTTATCTAATGGATTTAAATTAAGATTGTCAGCTGGCAGTTTAAATGGTAATAATTCAACATATATCTACATGGCTTTCGCAGAATCACCCTTCGTAAATTCTAATGGAATACCAACAAACGCAAGATAAAATTAATTAAGGAGAAATATGCCCTATATAGGAAAACAACCAACAGTCGGAAACTTCCAAGTTTGTGATGCTATATCCGTGGTAAACGGACAAGCAGCATATACTATGCAAGTTGGCGGCTCAAATGTAGAGCCAGAGTCAGCTAATCATATGCTGGTTAGTTTAAATGGTGTATTACAAAAACCAGGTAGTTCTTTTACTATCTCAGGTTCAACAATTACTTTTGCTAGTAATTTAGCAACAGGCGATGTCATTGACTTCGTTCAAATATTAGGTAATGTATTAGACCTAGGCACGCCCTCAGATGACACTGTAACAGCTGCTAAATTAAACAATGATATTATTTCAGGGCAAACAGCTTTAACAGCTGAACCAGATGATACTGATGAATTTTTAGTATCAGATGCAGGTACAATTAAAAGAATTGATTACTCATTAATTAAAGGTGGTGGTATTACAATGGCTGATCAATGGCGATTGACTACTGCGTTTACAGGAAATGCAGAGCCTATAGCATCTAATCTTGAAAGAAATGATACTCAATTTGCTTACATTGGAAGTGGAATGTCAGAAAGTTCTGGTGTTTTTACATTTCCATCAACAGGAATTTATTTAGTTAAATTTTTTCAGCTTGTGCAATTTAAAGATGGCAATGCAACTCACAGACATGCTAGAATAATGTATACTTCAAATAATTCTAGTTATAGTTCTGTGGCTCAAATATCAAGAAATGGTTTTGACGAAGGTTATGATACAAGAAGCATTGAAGCTATAATTGATGTTACTGATACAACAAATATAAAAGTTAGATTTGATGTTACAGGAAATTCTACAAACGACAGAACTGTTGGAGACTCAACGAGAAATGAAACTTGTTTTACATTTATTAGATTAGGAGATACATAAGATGGATATTAACGGCAGACCAAATCATATAGAAGATTATTTAGTTTTATTACATACTGGACAATGGTTCGGCTGGAGTAATTCTAAAAATAAAGTTTATGCAAATTTAATTATACATGATGATAGTAAAACAAAACCTACTGAACAAGAATGTATTGATGGATTAGCACAATTACAATCTGATTTTGATACAGTACAAACAAATGCAGAAACTAAAAAAGCATCTGGCAAACAAAAGTTAAAAGATCTTGGATTAGACGATGATGAAATAAAAGCATTGATGGGGGCATAAGATGTCAATCAATGTATGCAATGACAGATCCATGGCATCCATCACCAGTCTCCCTTCAGGGGTCTCTGGTAGTAGCTTAGTATTATTGTCTACACAAACTGCAAGTTCTAGTTCTACAATAGATTTTACAAGTGATATAGACTCTACTTATAAAGAATATCAATTTCATTTTATAGATATTCATCCATCTGGAGATGGAACAAAATTTCAATTTCAAGTAGATACAGGAACTAATACTAGTTATAATCAAACAATTACTTCAACTAGTTTTTATGCTTATCATGCAGAGGGAGGTGGTTCTGCAAATTTAAGCTACGATGGAAGTTATGATCAAGCACAAGGAACTGGATTTCAAGATTTAATTTTTTATCAAGGTAATGGTAATGATGAGTCTTGCGTTGGAATATTACATTTATTTGACCCTAGTAATTCTACGTTTGTAAAACATTTTATGTCTCGTGGAGTAAGATATTCAGCAAATGATCAAGCATCTGACGAATATGCTGCTGGATATGTAAATACAACAACAGCATTAACAAGAGTAAGATTTAAATTTAACAGCGGTACTATAGATGCTGGTACTATAAAAATGTATGGAGTTGTGTAATGTCAATTGTAACTTATAACAACAGAAGCATTGCAAATATTTCAGCTATACCTGGGGCAGCCGAATCATTAACACATATTAAAACTTTAACTGCTAGTTCTAGTGCAACACTGTCTTTTGTAAATGGCAGCAGTGATGTAGTATTAGATTCTACATACCCTATCTATTTATTCAAATTTATAAATATACACCCAGCCACTGATGGAGTTGATTTTACATTTCAAGGATCAACAGATACAGGATCTAATTATGGAGTTACTACTACACATGCTTATTTTAATGCATATCATAATGAAGGAGGTAGTGCGGCATCATTAGGATATGAAACAGTTGCTGATCTTGCACAATCAACAAATGAAATAGAATTAATAAGAGAACAAAAATTATCAGGAGATAATGATCACTGTGGAACTGGCGAACTTTTTTTATTTAATCCAAGTTCTACTACTTTTGTAAAACATTATATATCAAGAACACAGGCTAATCATAACGCAGACTACAGTATGGATAGTTACATAGGTGGGTATTTAAATACAACTAGTGCTATTGATGCAATTAGGTTTAAAGTAAATTCAGGAAACATAGACGCTGGCACAATAAAACTTTACGGGCTAAAGGATTCATAATGAGCATAGTTACACTTAATGATAGAGCAGTTAGATCAGTTACAGCCTTTGGATCAGCTAATACTGGATCTATGGTGCTTATTAATAAGATAACAGCTTCTAGTTCTGCAACCATAGATTTTACTAGTGGTATAGATAGCACTTACAAAGAATATGTGTTTACTTTTAAAGATATACACCCGCAAACAGATGCGGCAAGTTTAGTTTTTCAGGCTGATACAGGCACTAATACAAATTATAACCAAACTATGACTACTACAATGTTTAGATCATATCATAGTGAAGATGGATCACAATCTGGTTTAGGTTACATCACAACATCTGGCGAAGATCAAGCACAAGAAACAAATTTTCAAAAATTAATTCATGGTTCAGCTATTGGTAATGACAATGATCAATCAGGAGTAGGTATACTTCAAGTTTTTAATCCAAGTAGCACAACTTTTGTAAAAAATTTTATATCAAGAACTAACGCAGTTCACCAATCAGATATTTCTATGGATATGTATGTTGCTGGATATTTTAATACTACTTCAGCTTTAACAAGATTTAGATTTAAAATGGATAGCGGAAACATAGATGCTGGAGATATTTGCTTATACGGAATTTTATAATAAGGAGAAAAAACAATGCCAAGATATCATAACATAAATGGAAACATAGTTCAGTTTACGGCAGCTGAAGAAGCAGCTAGAGATGCTGAAGAAAAAGCATGGGCAGATGGTGCCCTAGGGAGAGCACAAGCTAACCTTAGATCTAGAAGAAACCAACTGCTAGCTGAAACTGATTTTTATGCTTTGTCTGATGTTACAATGTCTGATGACATGAAAACATATAGACAAGAACTTAGGGATTTTCCAGCAGATAAAGATACTGTTGAAAAATGTGAAAA